CGCGACCAACAAGCAAGCCGTTCCACTCTTTACGCATGTCTCTATACCGATACCGGAAGCCGGATCGGTCAGAGATGGCATAAGAGTTTCGACCTGTTGCAAATTTGCTCATCAACCCACCCTGTAATAATCATATTTTGGAACAACGTTAAACGATGCCCGATCACGATCTTCAGTCATAGCGCGTTCAAACTCTTCTTCATACATAGCCTTTAACATTTGAACACGATTAGGGGCTCGCTTTACTGCAATGTAATAAGCTAATCCTGCCGCTAAACATGGATAAAACCTAAACGGCATGTCCATAGTGTTTATAAAGGTATCTGCGTCATCCATGCGGGTAAGGGCGTTATAGTAAATAACGTCAGTGCTGTTCTCTGGAACAGGCCAAACTTTTAAACTAGGAGTAACTTGGCGATCTAAAAAGAACTGGTTCGGACGGCTTTCAGTGGTTTTGTTAGGAATACTAAGATAGTCATCTCGGCTCAACCTAGACAAAGAATAATCCGTTCCGTCCCTCTGGACTACTATAGAAAGAATATCAATTACATCCGCGCCTAGAGCATATGCCCCAGTGCTTTCAACCATAGGAAGAGTGCGCTGGGCAATAGTCCACTGGTTTAAACCGCGGTTCGCCCATTCAGCCAACATAAGATTTAAAGAACGTTTTGCTGATTTAAGATCATAACCAGTACGAACATCTAAGCCGCAACGCTCAAAAGCTTCTTCAATATATTCTGCTACATCAAGTTCAAAATCTACGCTGCTAGAAACTGCCATATCATTCCTCGTTGTAAATGTTGTCGAATATTTGGTTTACATCTAATGTATAGTCTAAATCAGATTTAGAATAATGTACATGCTGAGAGGGCTTGAAGTCAGGAGCGCCTTCTCCAGTTTCAAACCAAGCAGGATGAGTTACTCGCACCCTGTTGTTAGGCAACGCAACAATATTACCCGTCCATTCACCCGCTTCTAAAAGCTGCATAACATGCGCTTGCTTATGTTGAGCCGGATCATCCGCAACATCTGTGTCAGTGTAATCAACAGTAAACATATACTTAGCTGGAAAGAGTTTGCCGTCTATCTTTGCCATCCAAGGGCAAGGCGTAGCTCTGTCCAAAGTATATACCGCATGAGTATGAGACGGACAGTCCCAAGGTTGTGCGTTGTGTACCGCCATTGGAACGGGCCAATCTTCTAAAGGCTCGTCAGCAACCAAAGCAGTTATCGGCATTCTAGCCCACATTGCACCGCCGTGAACGTTTTCGTCACCGTCCTCATCAGCCTCACAACCCGTAAAGATTATCTGAAAGCTCAAACAACGGTTGGGCATTGTGGTTACAGCAATTGCCATAGCATGCAGAAATTCGCCGTGGTAACGCTCATGATTGACCGTATACTCACGACGAACCCAACACTTAAAGTGTGGTATGTTACTTTGCAAAAAAGGCATTTAATTACTTTTTCTTAGCTGCGCCGCCGCGTTTCATTTTAGCAGCGCCACCTTTAGCGTAACCCTTTTTCTTCATCATAGCGCCGCCCATGCTTCTTTTAGCAACGCCACCTTTGGCAAAGCCTTTTTTCTTCATTGCGCCGCCCATTTTCTTTTTGGCAACGCCGCCTTTAGCGTAACCCTTTTTCTTCATTTTTTTCATGCTACTGATCCTTTTGTTTTTTTGCGTCTATTGCTTAAAACCTTTCCGCAACCCCGTGCTACCACAGTTCCGGCTACTTTGTTGCCTCTAAAAGGTCTCTTTGCTTTTGTTGTAGAAATCTCACCTCCTGTATACATATTTGTAACGGTAGCAGCTTTTGTATTTTTTACAACTTTTTGACCTTTAGCTCCCGCACGTTTCTTTTTTGCGGCAGTGGCGCGGCGCTGTTCTTTAGTAAGAGAACGAGCTTTGCTTTCAGGTAAACAGCGGTCAGGCTTTTTCTTGTTTTTAGAAGTGCCACAAGGCCCCTTTATGGAGCCGTCAGATCCTATTCTAACCCAGTTTTGGTCGCGCCATTTCTTTAACTCTCCCATTTAACTTTTCTTTCTAGGAGAGCGTAACATTGTTTTAAGAGTTTTGGCTTGTCCGGCGTGAGTCTTTGAGGCTTTATTTAAACCCTTTACAACCTTTTTAACTTTTCTCTTGTTACCTTTACTTAGCGTCATCCCTTTTTCCTTTTACTTTTCTTGGCATAATTGGGGTCTTTACAATACTTAGACGCTGCCATGTTTGCATAAGCACTGGGATATGTGTCGAATGTTCGCTTGGCCCATGCTTTTCCAGAAGGACATATCTTACTGCCCTTGCTTTTTGGAGAAGCTTCTCCACCTCTTTTAAAGTAGCTTAAACCTCTAGGCATAGCGTCTTTTTTGCGAGGTGAGGTAGTGATTTGTTTGTTCATTTGACTACGACTTATTGCCATTTTAACACTTCCATCTTTTACGAGCTTGGCGCAAACGACTGTTAGGATCCTTTGCCGCTTTTGGAAACTTCTTCATCTGACCCAAAGAACGAGCGCAATAAGACTTACGACGCTTTGCTGCCACGCTGCCTTTTTTAACTTTTCCAGTAACAGCCGTTTTTAACTTGGATCCGGGGTTTTTTCTTCGATGCGCTTCCACACCTTTTTTAGTCATTCCCGCCCCAGATTTAGTGGGACGGTAATTAGTCTTGTTGCGTTTGATCGGTTTATCGCCCACAGGCAACTCCTACGCGTAGAAAAAGTTCATCATGTCTACCGTTCCAACGGTAAACGTTACATAAAAACCATCTTTAAATAGTACACCCTCATCAGGAATGTGATAATGCTGTGTTGTATTGTCTGTTCCAAGAGTACGCGCTTTGAATAACGAAGTTCCAGAAACACCGCTGTTAAGAAAATCTAACTCTCCAGCCGTACCGCCAGAAACAATTGAATAGCCTTTGAAACGAGTTCTACCCTCAAAAATAACGTCAGCAGCACTGCCGTTTATACCCGCAGAAACATTTCCCGCCGGATTGCCAACAGCTGTAATGCTTGCAATTGTTTTAAAAAAACCTGCGCTTGTAGCGGTATCGGCATTTGCTCCCGTAAGATTCTCTGTAAGAGAATCACCGTTTACGTCGGTTCCCACTATGTTAAAAGATTTACTGCTGTCATTTCCAGCGGATAAAATAGTCACTTGTCTTCCAGAAGCGTTTGTAACACTTCCGCCAGAAGCTAAAGCACCGCCAATTACTAAAGCCGCGTTGTTACCAACAGAGGCTGCTACCGAAATACCGTCTGCGTCTAAAGCCTGTTCGTCACGAATGAACCGGACCTGTACGTCTGAATTTGCCATGTTAATCTCCTATGAAGTAAGGAGGGGATTGCTCCCCTCCAGATAAATTATTGCAAGTTCATCCAAACTAAAGAGTACTCGGTATTTGCTCTTGCAGCCATAACTTCACCAACTTCAGTAAGCAGGTTATCCGTAGCAGGAGCAACTCCACCCGCAGTGCCACCAGAACGGACGGCAATGTTACCAACAACCAATGTGCCAACGCTAAGAAGAGCCTGTGGACCAGAAGTTGTAAACCAACCGTAATAATCAGCGGTCATGTCAATAACAGTAGCACCCATTACAGCGCCTGTTTCTGCGGCAGGGGCAACAACAAGACCAGTGTGTGGGTTTGCAATTAAAGACAACTGTGAGTTTGTTGTTAGTGCTGTTGCAAGCTCATCATAAGTTGTAATTACAATACTTGGATCATCTCCATGATTGTGAGCAGGGTTTGATTGCACCCTCATTGTCTGACCTTCACCATTTACATCGTTTACCCAAAGGTAACCATCTGCATACTGGTTTAGAGTAATGTCAGTGTCGCCCGCTGTCTCAATAGAAATAGCAGTTGTTCCTGCGGTTGTCGCAGCAGTAGCAGCACAGTTAGTGTGGTTCGCAATGATAGCAGCATGTTGAACCAGCTTACCCGCTGTTACAGCAGTTCCGCCTAATTGACCATAACGGAAAATGTTGTTGCCGTAATGTAACTCAGAACCTAATGGAAATAGCTGTGTTGAGCTTTCTGCCCAAGGATTTACTGTTCCGTACTGACTTCCACCCTTACCAACGATTAGGTCAGCAGGACCATAACCCGTTGCAGTGGGGTACTGAAGGTGAGCGCCACCCTTTAGGTATAAGTTACCGGAAGAGTTCATATTTGACTGCTCGGTAAAAGCGCCAGTAGATGTGCTTTTGGTAACGGTCTTAAAACCGTTTTCGGAGCGGACCGCTCCGCTAAAAGTAGAATTACCCATGAGGATCTCCTGTCGGGGTTAAGTCAGCCGCCCAATCGCGACTGTCAGGGATAAAGAAACATTACAGCAAGAGTTATTAAAAAGAAAGGGGCAACCGAAGCTGCCCCTTAATTTATTGATTTGACAAAGCTTACGCTGCGCCGGGAGTTCCAAATACAGAACGCCAATCACTTACGCCAAAGGAATAACGCTCACGGGCCTTGAACCGCATGTTACCTGTATCAAAGTCGCCTTCCATGGCGGTCTTGATTGGTGAACGGTTAAAGAACTT